CCAATCTAAAATATGTGTACGTGTTACATATGAACCATCGCGGAAACCTTTATAAGGAGAAAATCCAAGGTTAGAAGATATTTCTAAAATACGCAATCTTTGTTCTTCAAAAGATTCATTAGTCATAGCATTAGCTCTTAAGAAGAACGACTGTGTATAAATATCAGCTTCTTCAGTACTAATCATATTATTATATGAATTAAGAATTGAGTTTCCACCAATAAAAGTTTCATAGCAAAAGAAAGGAGAACCATTAGGAGCAGCTGTTTTTGACAGCATTTGCATAATAGCTTCTGAATATGTTTGTTTAGTTGGAATATAAGTCATAACACCAGCTGATGTTCTATCACCAACTAGTAATTTAAATGAATTATCATCTGGTCTTAGAAAGTCATTATAATCAGCAAGCGTTCGATCTAAATCGTCAACACCACACTCTTCATATAGTCTTTTCAAAATATCAGATGGAGATCCTTTCATCACGTGTTGAACTCGTCTCATTTTAGAAACAAGACCAAATGAGGAAACACATCTCAATGTATATGCTTGAATGTCTGGTTTCGGTCTTGCAAATAACGGTATGTCAATAATATACCAATCAGACTGCATATCTTCGGCTTGTCCATCACCATCTAATTGTTTACGAAGAACCACTGATAATTTTTCATTACCAGTAATATTTAATTCTTCAAATAAATTCACGCCATCAACGATTCTAAATTCACAAATCATCGCTTGTTGGAAAATAGATTCGGTAACTTCAAATGTATCTACAAGTTGAGTAATATCTCTCTCTTCTCCTTCTGCAGAGAAGATTCGAATTTCCATACGAAATGCGCCTGGATTACCAATACCTGTAGAATTAGTAGGATGTAAACCTGATTGCTTCATTGATTAATTAACTTCTTATATGCTCTAGCAAAATCTTCAATAAATCCACGTTTCAAAACTTTTATTTGTTGTTTTGAATCATTAAGTCTTTCTTCGTATTCTCGATGCGTAACTTCAAATATTTCAGTTTCGCCTTTTGAGAAAATTACTCTTGGAACTTCATTTCCATCAATATCTTCATAATGATGAGCAGAATTAATTTGTTCTTCTACACTAAAATCATATGCATCACTTCTTTCTAAAGTATCGCCAGAAATAGAACCAGTAATAATAGTATCAACAGAAAAATTACCAGTTGCATTAGTAATTTCTAGTCTATTCATAAATGTATCTATATCCGAAATAGTTGCAGTATGTCCAGTGGCATTACCAGTAAGTGTTTCACCTATTTCAAATTTAGAAATTAAGTAATGGTTTTCTCCAGAATATCCAGAATTAATATATCCAGTAATAAATGTTTTAGTATATTTTTCAGAAATATATTCCATTAGCTGATTATATTCCATAGGCCAAGCATTTAAGCCTTCCCATAAATGTTCATTTAAAATAAAGAATGTCCAGTAGTATTCTGGTGTATCATAAAACATTTGAGAAATTTGATCTGGTCTTTCATTTTCTTGAATTTCATATAATGTATAAGAAGAAGCGTTGTCAATTTTAATATCAGTTCTTACATTACGAAAAATATCAACAACTAATGTTCTTGCATTTGGATCGTCTTTGAAACTATAAGATGTAATAGGAAAGTTTTTAAAGTAATGAGGCATTATAGTAATCCTCTAATATCGTCTTGAGTAAGAACTCTTGTTTCTTGGAAAGTTAATGATATATCAACTTCGGTTGGAGCATCATCTCGGTGGTGCAGGTGTCCAGATCCATTAAATGAAGTTTGAAAATTTGTTAAATAGCTTTCAAATATTTGAGGATAAAAAGGGTTTCTATCTCCTAAATGATTCTTAAATTGAATTTTCCATTTTGCAGGATAGCTTAATAGATAACCTTGTCCTGCAGTGTCAGCATACATAAGCTCTCTAAAAAAGTTTTGAATGTTTTTAATTGTTGAAGAATCCGCTTGATTATCTGGAACTAATTTAAAATTGAATACAAAGGAACGAATATTCATATTTTGAAAAGAAGTAGTCGTATTTGGATTCACTGCAATTGATTTTGACTTTTGGTAAATATCTCCGACTCTATCAGCGCCCGGAACCATACTAGCATTTTGAATCATTTTACCGGCCATAATAGTTCTCAAATCAGCATTATTATTTGCAGCTGCAGTAGCACTATCTAAAACACCTCTTACTGCATTTGAATCTAATCCTCCAGAGATACCTGCAGCAATTTCTGCTCCTAGTGGACCCATATCAAATGTAGAATATCCAGCACCATCTGCAAATGAAATACCTGGCGGCATATATAAAGCACAATTACCGATGGATCCACCACTTTTATCATATGCAGTAAAAGCTACAAATCCTGCTCCTGATGTATATAAATTACTTGGAAATACGAGTGTCGATGCCATCTAAGCCTCAATTATAAATAAGTTAAGAGTAGTTATGATTATTTATAAGGCAAATGAGCAAGACTTATAAGGGCAAATATAGAATTAAAAAACCCGAAAAATACATGGGTGACCCAAAGAATGTTACATATCGTTCTCTTTGGGAAAGGCAAGCTTTTCGCTGGTGTGAAGATAGGGATGATGTAGTTGGTTGGTCTTCAGAAGAAACAGTAGTACCTTATGTTTGTCCAACGGATAAAAGAGCTCATAGATATTTTATAGATTTAAAAATAAAATTTAGAAATGGTAGAACTGTTTTAGTTGAAATTAAACCAAAAAAACAAACTGTCCCTCCAAAGAAGCCTTCACGCCAAACTAAAAAATATATTAATGAGGTTATGACATATGTTAAGAATGAAGCTAAATGGAAAGCTGCATCTAAATACGCAGCTGATAGGGGCTATCATTTCGAAATATGGACTGAAGACACTATGAAACAATTAGGAATGAAACTTCTTACTGGCTAATATAAATAGTATTATAAATTTAAGAAGTATAAAATATGGCCAAATCATTTTTTACAGATCTAGCAACAAAAGCTTTTCGTGCAGGAGTAACACCACGCACAGATGCTTCGCGTCGCTGGTTCCAAGGTGAAGTAAGAAATATTAGAAATATCAATAGAAGAAAATTACTTAAAGATCCAGCGCTTGAGCCAAGAAATAGAGCTCGTGTTGGTTCAATGTATATGTACTTTTATAATCCAAAGCATGAAGCAACACTACCATATTATGATTTATTTCCATTGACAATTATGGTACAACCAGTTCCTGGTGGATTTCACGGCTTGAATTTACATTATCTTCCTCCAGCATTAAGAGCTAGATTATTTGATTCTCTTGTTGATCTTACAAATAATAAAAAGTACGATGAATCTACAAGATTTAAATTGACTTATGATTTGCTTAAGTCAGCTAGTAAAATGAGATTTTTTAAGCCTTGCTATAAGCACTATCTTTATTCTCAAATAGAAGGTCGTGTTGCAATGGTTGAAGCTCCAGCTTGGGAAATGGCTTTATTTTTACCAACGGAACAATTTAGAAAGTCTACAAAGACTGCAGTCTGGAAAGATTCCAGAGAAGCAATAAGAGGATAACACATGCCATTTGCAAATCCAATTGATGATATGAAAGCTATTGTTGGTAATCAGGGTGGATTTGCCCGCACCAATTTCTTTGCAGTAACTTTTAATGGACCTTCTTCTATTTCTCCAGATCCAGTAATTGTAAATGCATTATGTGAATCTGCTCAATTACCAGGACGTTCAATTTCTACCTTTGAACACGGAATGACGCGGCATGCTATCAAAAGGCCTTATGGCTATATTAATGATGATGTAACATTAACTTTCTATGTTACAAATGATTTTTATATTAAAAAGCTTTGGGAAGCTTGGTTAAATTCAGTAATTAATGACGTAGATGATAAGGTTGGTTATAGAGATGATTATGCGCAAGATGTAGTTATTTCTGTACTTAATTTAAATCATAACGAAATACATCAGGTAACTTTAACAAAAGCGTATCCAATTACTATTAATGCTATTGAACTAAACAATGGTTCTGAAAACGAAATTATGAGATTAACAGTAACTTTAACTTATGAAGATTATACAACTAAGTCAAATAATTTCGAAACAATATCTTCTATTCCAGATTTCAATTCAGCGCTGACAATCCCAGCTGGGGGCATTTCGTCTCTTCCATTTAGCCCATTTGGTGATATTTCAAACCAACTGAATTTTACTTCTCTTGATGACTTGAAAGATGCTTTACAAGGTTCATTGAATGGCGCATTAGATTCTATTCAAAATAATATTACAGGATCTATTAAAGAAGTAATTACTTCAGTAACAAGACCAGTCACATCAGCAATTAATACTGTTACTAATTCAATTACTGGTGGATTTAATCAAATTGTGGGAACTATTACTGGTGGTGTAAATGGTATAATAAATAATGTAACAGGATCAATTACCGGCGCTATCGGTAATATACTAAATGCTCCTGCAGCTCAAATTGGTGGAACAATTGCTGGAGGAATAAATAAAGTGGCAAATAGAATATCGTCCGGTATACGCGGACTCTTTGGATAATATTATAGGAGTTATATAATGGCTTTACCAAGAATTGATTCACCAAAATATGAGCTTAAAGTTCCAAGCTCAGGTGAAGTAGTTGAATATAGACCATACCTCGTTAAAGAAGAAAAAATCTTAATGATGGCTATGGAAACAAAAGATCAGCAGCAAATGATTCGTGCTTTACGCGATGTTATTGCTGGTTGTACTGAAGGCAAGATTCAAGCAAATGATCTTGCAATGTTTGATTTAGAATACGTCTTTCTTAAAATTCGTGGAAAATCAGTGGGTGAAACCACAAGGGTTAATTTGAAATGCAAATCATGCGACCATAAAAATGAAGTAGAAATTAATCTTGACGAAGTTGAAGTACAAGGCGAAGTAAAGAAAAACGAAAAGGTTGCTTTAACTGATAGTGTTGGTGTTGTACTTAGATACCCAACAGTAAAAGGAATTCAAAAGCAACTTGGTAAACAGGGTGGAGATCAAAGCGAAGTAACTATGGCTGCAGTAGCAAGTGCTATTGAATCTATTTACGATGCTGAAAATGTTTATCCAACTGAAGACGAGAAAGCTGAAGATGTAATTGGCTTTCTTGATTCATTAACATCATCTCAATTTAAGAAGATATCTGAATACTTTGAGGATATGCCAAGACTGAAACATGAGGTAAATTTTAATTGTAAAAGTTGTAAAGAAGAAAATAGTCAGACCTTGGAGGGTCTAACAAATTTTTTCTAGTGGCTCTCTCACATGACTCATTAGAGAATTATTATAAGACTAATTTTGCTTTGATGCAACACCACAAATATTCTCTAACGGAGCTTGACTCGATGATACCGTGGGAGAGAGAAATTTACGTTATGCTACTTAATCAGTTTATTGAAGAAGAAAATGAAAGAATAAAACAACGTAATAAGCGTGGATAACTAATATGGCAGAAGAACAATTAGATAAATCTCTGGCGGATCTAAATAAAAATCTTAAGGAACAAAATAAAGTTCTAAGAGATGTAGAGTCCTTACGCGAAGTAAGTAGCTCAATTGAAGATCTAAAGGGAGGTTTATTAACTCAAGGAAGCGAAAACGCAAAACAACTTGAGCAGCAATTAGCACAAGTAAAATTAGCGTTTGACTCTGCCACTAATGAAGAAGAGTTAGAACTTGCTAGAGAGCAACTTGAACTTCTTAGGGATAATTCATCTACTGAAGAAGAAAATCGCGAGCGCGCTAAAAGAGAAGAAGCAGCGAATTACTTTTTAGAAAAGCAACTTGAAGGTATTAATAAATTTGCTGACGGTTTTGATAAATTCATGGATAATATGAAACCTTCGGGTGGATTACTTGCTGGTCTTGGTGCTGCTGCTTTGTTATTCATGGATCCTGAAACACTATTTGCTGGTGTGAGAGCTGCAATTGATGGTGTATTTGCTATTGTTGATTCTATTAAAATGTTTTTAGATGGAGACTTTGCCGAAGGATGGGCTTTGCTTGGAGATAATATTGGAGCTATATCTGCAATTATTGGTACTATTGTAGTACTATTTGCTGGACGTTTTATTCGTTTAGTTGGCTCGATGGTAAAGGGTGTCCAAGGAATAATACGAGCTGTTTCAAAAGTCGGCAGATTTATTGGAGCATTAGCTGGCCGGTTTGGTGGTTTAGTAAAAATCTTTGGCAGACTAT